AGCTCCTTATTTGGGTGTTCAACCTAATCAAAAACTACAGCCCGTTGAGCCCGTAGGAGTCATTCTGGAACCAATCGATTTTAAGGAAATACTTCCGAGGGAGTGGATTCTTGAAAAATTTGGTATTGATCCTTTGGACTATCCCGATACGAATGTTTCCGGAACTCCTGCAGCAGCTTACATAAACGAGAATCTTAAAAACCTTACCGGAAGGCAAAGCCAGGGAATTGAAAGAATAATCCGTAAATATAAAAGCGGAAGAATTACCAAGCCAATGGCCGAGACAATGTTAAGGTCTGGACTTGGTTTAAACGACAATGAAATTTCCACTTTCTTAAACTTTGCCAGGATTGAAAGTGAAGATGAAGTCGCGGAAATGTTCTCAGCTATCGGAAAGCCGAAAAGCGAATATGTCATTTTAAAACAGAAGCAAACTTTTAATGGTGTTATCGAAACAATGCCAGGACACGAAGAGCAACTTTTTAAAGACTTAAAGCAGAACGACAGCGACATAGTAAATCTTATCGGGAAGGACAAAAGAATTACCCCGGAAGTCATAGCAAAGACAATACATGAGTCTGTTGCTTATGTAAGAGGAAGGATTGAGGTTTTAAAACAAGCGGGTGTTCTTACTGAATCCATTGAAAGAATAGGGCCGGACACGATTATTGAACACGCAATCAATCCGGAACAAATTGATAAAAGGCCTCCTCCCGAAACTGCGGACGTTTTCATAAGATATTCCTATGAACCCAAACCCGGATTAGAACCGCTGATAAAAACGTCACGTCCTTTTTGTATCAGGTTAATCGAACTCGACAGGCTTTACACAAGGGGCGAAATAGAGAGTATTTCTCAACGAGTGGGTTTTTCCGTGTGGGATCGTAAAGGAGGTTTTTGGGGAGATAGAGAGGAGTGTAGGCACAGGTGGGTGAGTAACATCGTTATAAAGAAAAGAACATGAGTTTAAACGTCCTTTTGATCAGTACTGATATTTTAAAAGATCGTACTACTATTCATGGAAATATAGACGATAAGCTTTTATTTCCAGAGATAAAGACGGCTCAGGATATGTATATCCACCCTATTTTAGGGACAAATCTTTACAATAAAATAATAAACGATATTAATGTTTCCGGAACAACTTTCGGAGATTATAAAACTCTTTTGGATGATTACATAATTGATCCGCTTTTATATTATGTTTTATCCGGGTTACCTGAAGTTATCTCTTTTCAATACTGGAATAAAGGAGTCATAAGAAAGGTTGGAGATTCTACAGAGAATCCTTCGATGAGTGATTTGATTGATCTTTCAAATAAGTACCGGGTAAGAGCTGAGTGGTACGCTGAAAGACTAACTAAATATTTAAAACAGAACGCGAGTAATACAGTGCTTCCGGAGTACCTGGATTACGGGAATGAAATAGATACTATTGCTCCTGTAAATTCTTCTTTTACGATGCCTATTTATTTAGGACCAGCAAGGGAGTGTGTTCATCCAGACAGAAATAATTGTAATTGTAATGGCGAAGAATATTACTAAGAAAAATATTGAGAAACTAAAATTGTATTTGGCTAAAAATGCCGAGATTAAGCCTAAAATTAAGGATGATAGGAATATACAGAATATCAAACCCAAAAGGTAATGTTTATATCGGCCAAAGTTGGAGTATAGAAAGCAGGTGGGCTGTTTATAAATCTCTTGGTTGTAAGGATCAGCCGAGGATATTTAATTCGTTGAATAAATACGGATTTGACAATCATAAATTTGAAGTAATCAACGAGTTGCCAAAAGATATAACGCAGAATATTTTAGACGAGTATGAAGTGTTTTATATCTCAGCCTATAAAAGCGCCGGAATTGATTTGATGAACTTAACTTTTGGTGGTAGTTGCGGTAAGCATCTTGAAGAAACAAAAGAAAAAATAAGGCAAGCTAATAAGGGTAAGCCATTAAGCGAAGAGCGGAAAATACAGGTAGGTAAATTTATGAAGGGGAATAAATTTTCCGTTGGTAGGGTTGTGTCAGATGCAACCAAAGAGAAGATGAGGCAAAAGAAATTAGGGCTATATAGTGGCGGAAAAAGTTATCGTTCGATTAAGGTGATCAATATTAACACACTTGAAGAATTTGGGTCTATCAAAGAAGCTGCTAAATCTGTTAATATGAATAGGTCAACTTTATCCTGGAATTTGATAAACGTGAATAAAAATAAAACTCAATTCCGGTATAAAGATGCCACTCACTTTTAACCAAATTGTTGATAGGATCAGAACATTATCACTGTCGCATAGCCAAGTGAACGATTTCTATTTTGGAGATCCCCACGAATATAACTCGAACGGTGATATTACTTATCCGGCCGTATTCTTAGAATCCTTTCCCGGAGTGGTGGACAGGGCCAATAAAATTCAGCGATACACTTTTCGAATGTATTGCTATGATTTAGTGAATGTAGCTGCGGACACGGAGGCAAACGAAACAGAAGTTCTTAGTGATATGTCACAGGTGGCTGATGACATTTTAGCCATGTTGTTCAATCCTGTTTACCAGGATGATTGGATCATTGGAGATACAGCTTTGAAGGGATTTGGAACCGAGAAATTGGACGACATGGTGGCCGGGGCTGAAGTTGAATTAACTATTGGAGTTGAGTATTTAGCCGACTCTTGCCAGGTCCCTGCTAGTGATGTTGAATTTCCTCAAACTATTGATATGCCGAGAACTAAAATTTATAAATACACAGCCACAGGATCAGAGGGAGATACCATCTCAATTCCTGAGTTGGCTAATAAACATATTCTCGCTCTTTGGAGGGCGATGGCTTATAAACGTCCGGTTGCGGTTGCTCCGACTGATTCAGAAAAAATTCAGGTTGGGACAACTGACATGGGAAGTGGGCAAGGTATTTTAGGAGATGGAAATTTCATTTTGGAAACAGGTGATTCGTTAAACGCAAATGAACAGCTTGATGTTCTGTATTACGGAGTATGAGCCTACAGACAATAAATACTTTTGGATATGAAATTCCGCGAATAGTCGCGAATACTCTTTTGGGGGTTCCTGATGACACCTTTGCGGTTCCTGTTTCATTACAGACGATTCCTTTTTTCGCGATAAAGAACGGTGATTTATGGAGGTGGAATACGGTTACGTTTATTTGGGAACAAGTGATAGGTGGAGGGGCGGGGAATACAATTTATTCAGCAAATGATTCTTTAGCCGGGGATAGAACGGTATCGTTATCTGGTTTCTTTTTAAATGTCGATTCTCCTTTAGGAACGAATTTGGGTGTTGCTGAAGCACAAAGTTACATAGCTGCAAGGGATGGAACAGCTGGAGGGAATATTGGAATTGTAACTACTTCCGTAAGTGGAATTTCTGGCAACGTTAATTTATCTGCTTTCTTTGACGGAGTAGCTCAACAGGCGATTATTCAACTAAACGCTTTATCGGGTGGATCTATCATAGAATATACGGCGGGTGCACACAATTTTGATGGGTTGATGACATTAGATTCTTTGGCTGGAAGTGGTTCTGGAATTGTCGCTGTTGACAATGCGGGGCTTTTGAGTTTCATGGCTGCTCCTGCAGCCGGAGCAAATGCAGCTCTTTCGAATCTTTCCGCAGTAGCAATAAATACTTCTTTAATTTCCGATGCGAACAATACTGATGATTTAGGAAGTGCTGCAAACGCATGGAAAGACGTTTATATCAGAAGATTATTGCTCGATGGTGCAACTTCCGGAACGGCTGAAATTATCGCTGATGCTTTAGCCAATGCCTTAAATGCTACTAATTTAACAGGAACGGGTTATATACAAGTGTGGCATGAAGCTAGAGAAACGGGAGATTTCACCGGGCAAAACGTAAATACCGTTCAGCCGATGTTTAGCCCCGGCAATGATGTTTTTGCTGTTCAGGCTTCCACTGCTTATGACTTCGAGATATTTTTATCTTTAAATCACGGAGCCGTTTCTCATAGCATTGGGATAAGCTTTGAGCTTGCCGGGGGCGCAAGTATCACATCAATAACTTATTTGAGTATGTGTTGGGTGACAGCGATAGGAACTAACACAGCTTCTCAAACGACTAATTTAATCCAGGTGGCTACCAATACCGCTATTAATGCCGCTGGAGCAAATGCAACAGAACAGATATTTTTAAAAGGAACGATCAATGTAAATGCCGGCGGGACGATAACTCCGAGTTATACTTGCTCATCAGCACCGGGGGGAACGGTATTAACAAAAGCGGGGAGTTCAATAAAGATCGCAGCAAAGGGAACAAACGTTTTCACATCGATAGGACCATTTAGTTAATTATGGTAAGCATAGAAAAAATACGGGCGGTAAATTTAGGCGATCTCGCTGTCATCCCTGAGACAACCGCTGATATGTGGTTGGTAATTGACAGAGATACTCCTGTAGTAAATGCTACGCTCATCTTTCCGGAGTTCCCTGTTGATGGGCAAATATTTGTTCTTTCCTCAAAAATTCCAGTTACCAATCTTTCCTCAGACACACACGGAAAGGAGATTTATGGCTTCCCTTCAACACTGGTGGCTGGTTCATTAATTGGCTGGTTTTTCGATACATCGAGTGATGCCTGGTTCCCTTATATTAATCCAGCATTAACCATTGCTCAGTTAGGACTTGAAAACGTAAACAATACAAGTGATTTAAACAAGCCCATTTCTTCTGCTACTCAATCGGCTTTAGATGTAAAACAAGCAACCTTAGTTAGCGCAACAAATATTAAAACAATTAACGGGGTAACTCTTTTAGGAAGTGGCGATTTACCTGCTCCCGGGTATGTTATAAACGTTCAGGCATTAACGAGTTCACCGGCTGATGGTGCGACAATTTATTTCGGGATGCTCCCGAAGGCTCCAACGGCAACAGCAGCTACTTCAAAAGTTTTTATTCGCCAGGCGGGAACGATTAAAAGGGCTGAGATATATTGTTTTTCAGGAACGGCGGGGACGGCTGAGGCCTGGGTTGCTCATGTGAGAAAAAACAACACAACAGATACACAGATTGCTTCTGTTTCTTTAAATACAAGTGAGCGAATATTCAGTAATACGGGGTTGAATATCCCTATGGCTGCGGGAGATTTCTTTGAGATTAAAATGGTGAATCCAACGTGGGTTACAAATCCACTCACCTGTATTTTCGGAGGTTACGTTTATATCGAGTAAAAAATAATATATGCAAAAAACATTCGTAGTAAACCAGCCTTCAACCGTTACGGTTACTGTTCCTGATCAGTCAATAACTGAAACGATAGTACCGATTAACGTACCTCCTACAAATAAACCGCCTGTAGCAAATGCCGGACCGGACCAATCGGTAAAGATTCCCTCAAACGGTAGCAGCGTTGTTGCTGTTTTAAACGGGAGTAATTCAACCGATCCGGAAGGGAATATTAAAACATATCAATGGAGAAAAGCCTCAGGAGGATTAGCTTCAATACAAAATCCTTTCTCGCATACAACGAACGTAACACTTTCTTCCCTCGGAGAATACGTTTTTGAATTAAGGGTAATTGATACGGCTAATTTATTCTCAGCAGATACGGTGAGAATAATAGTAACAAAAGACGTTGTTGTTCCCCCCGTAAATCAAAGTCCAATTGCAAATGCTGGAGGTGATCAGTCCGTTCAATTGCCTCAAAACACCTTGAATATAGATGGAAGCTTATCACACGACCCGGACGGGCAGATTAAGGCTTATAGCTGGGCTAAAGTTTCAGGGCCGGCAGTTACGATGCTTGGTGCTGATACCGCCCTCTTGCAGCTCTCAAACCTTTTGGAAGGGCCTTATGTTTTCAGGTTGGCAATCACAGATAACAACGATGCAACAAATTCCGATCAGGTTTCTGTAACTGTTAAACCGGCAGTAGTTGTTGAGCCTCCAACGGCAAATACTTATCCTTTCACACTTGTGCAAAACAAGACTTCAAAGATGAGGCATTTTGGTGGGTTCGAGAATTGGAACGGGCAGAATTACGCTTCCTTTCCGGGAGGGTGGAAGGACTATTATTTCAGATTTTGTATAACTGATATTTTAAAAGGTGCAAATGCGACAGTCGATTGGACAAGGTTCGACAGAGAGATCCAAAAAGCCATTACACAGGGAGCCGGATTTTCTTTTGGCTTTATGAGTGTGTGCGACTCTGATGATTTTCTTGCGATGGAAAATTACGGCGGTGCATCATCTCGCTATCCTTTGGCCTGGCATAATCAAATGCAGTCGGAAAATGTAAAAGATTTTTCCCGTAACGGGATGTGGATTCCAAATTGGAATAGTTTGTCTTTTCAAACCAATATGTTGAACTTTTTAAAACTTGTCAACACGAGAATTGAAACGATGTCTTTTAACGGAATTAAGTATAAAGACGTTGTTAATTATGTTGATATAAGGTTTTATGCTCAATGGGGTGAATGGCACAACGGAGGGCTTTTTGATAATGTTTCTGAGTTCCCTGCAGGAACCCGGCCGACAGTAACGAGTTACAAAAAGATAATAGATGCTCATTGTGACGCTTTTCCTAACTATCCTTTGACGGTTTTGTTCGCTGGTTATGATGCAAACTGGTTGCCTCATACAATGACCCCTCCGGAAATCACTGATTATTTATTGGAAAAAAGAAACGCATGGGGTTTGATTGGATGGAGGCGGGATCAATGGGGCCAGACAGATAATTACATTCGCGATTATCTGGAGAATAATACAAGATCGTTTGGAGATTCCGGGCCATTCAATCAGATTATTATGGAGCGTTGGAAATATGCCCCTGTAGTTGGTGAGCCTTATGGCCCGGGTGCTAATCTTTCCGATCTTAAAAACCAGCTT